TAATCCGTCTGCCGCATTAGGCGATTTAACAAAATCAAACTATTCTTTAACATTGGCGGAAAGTCTTCATCCTTATTGGCATACTTTAGCCCCACTTATGCTTGAGGGGCATCTTGTTAAAATGGAGATGATGGAGGAAAAACCCCCAAGTCGTGAAAGACAAGATAGGCAATCGGCGGGTGTACTTGAAGAAAAAGACGAAAATCGTTTACTCAAACCTTCAACAAAGAAAGCACTTGAAGTAATGAGTAGGGCTTTAGACCAACTCGCTAAAGAAAAGTTGACTTGGACAGGACCAAAAGGTTTGGGAATAGACATGGCGACACCTGTTGAATCTCCAAGCGGTCCTACAAGATTGACAGAAGAAAGCAATTTACCCGACTATGATGGCAAAAAAAGACCCGATGAACAAGAAAAAGATACTGATTCGGGCGATGACAAGAAAAAGCCAGTTACACACATTGAAATGAAGACAGATGCAGACGAGTCTATCGTTTTAGATGACGAAGATGGCACTCCAACTCTTTCAGTGTGAAAGAAACCTTCTATATACCATGACAATGAATCGAAGGGTAATGCTATCCCTTAAGCGACCTACCTCCGGCATTGCTCTCATCAAGGGCAGTTCCGATATGGTTATCGCTGGCTATGCATCAGTAGAACTGGTGGATAAGCAGGGCGACCTTATTACCCGTTCAGCACTAAAGGATGCGTTTGGTGGGTTCATGAAGAGTGATAAGTTCCGCAATGTTCAACTCGCTCACTCAAATATTCAAGTGGGAGAAGTTATTGACTCCTATGTAGATTCAAATGGTCGGATGTGGAAGTCCGAAGTTGATGATGCTGGTATGTTTGTCGTTGTTTCACTTCGCAACGATATTGAAAAGGCTCGTGAAGTGGCCGCAGAAATCCGTAAAGGAAACCTGCAAGGATTCTCCATTGGTGGACAAGCATTCAAGAGAGTGCGTAAATCGGATGGAGAACATGGAGACTACCAAGAAATTAGTAAAATGGAACTGCACGAAATTACGATATGTGAAAAAGGAATTAACCCCGAAGCACAGTTTCGTATTTTAAAGGAGGACACCAACATGACAACAGAAAATGATTTGAATAATGTAATGAGCAGACTTGAAGCACGACTTGACGCAATGGAAAAAGGCGAAATGCCACCGGGCTTGAAGGAACATATGAACGATAAAAAGGATGATTCCGACGATGAAAAGAAGGAAAACCCATTCGCCGCTAAAGATAAAGACGAAGAAAAAGAGGATGATGACAAAATGAACTACGCAAAGAGTGAATACAGTGATGTTATAACCGCAGAATACCTAAACTGGATGGAGGACACCCTCAAATCCGCTGGTGTTGATACCATGCAAGCACGAACACACTTCGACAACTTGGAGAAGGCGCAACTTGGTGGCTTCGACAATCCCGATGCTGTTGACGGTGCTGACTACTTCGGTGGACAAGTTCGTGGCCGTGGACAAGAGAATGGCTCTCCTTCTACTGGCGCAATTTCAGCAATCACTTCAACTGGTGGTAAAACACCATCCGGCGCACTTGGACCTGTTTCAATGGCTAAGGGTTACATTAACCCAAGCAATGTTTCACCAGCCGATGTTGAAGCCGCTTACGAAGTTTACAAAGCCGCCGCACTTGAACAAGGATTCCGTGGCGACCTTGAATCTCAATTCTCATCTCGCTTTGCAGAAGAACAAAACATTGCAAAGCAAGAAGCCGAAAAAGCCGAGTTCGATGCTCGTGCGCCTCTCAATGAAGTTATGAAGTCAATTAACGCACTAAGTGAGCGCATTGACAACATGACTGTCGAAGGCACTACAATTCAAAAGTCGGCTTCTTCATCTAATGTTGAAGTTCCATCCACGCAAGACTTGAGTAACATGTCTTGGGATGAAGTACACAATCTCGCCGGTTCGGTTATCCGAGGGGCTTGAAAATAAAAAAATAATGGAGAGTGAAATATATGGCACGAGACTACATACGAAGCGTAACTGACATGGAACGGTACTTTTATGGTGCTGGCAATGCAATGGGTTATTCCTACTCCGGTAGTGAATTACTCAAGGCAGATAGCCCCATGCTATCAAGCACAGCAGGAACATACCAAGCGATTTATGGTCGTAAAGTATGGTCGCAATTGAACCAAGAGTTCAACGCATTTTCAATTCTACCAAAGCGACCGTGGGAACGCAGTGGATGGCGAGTCATCACTGCACGACCTTCGTTCACTGTTGGTGGCGGCGTTGCAGAAAACGCAACACTACCGGACACTACCAAACCTACCTTCCAACACATTGCCGCAAAGCCAAAGACGATTGTTCACACATTCGACATGAGCGAAACTGCAATGTTCCTTGCTGACAAGGATGACGGACTGGGCGACATTCGTTCAATCCTCAAAGAAGAAATGGGTAAGCACCACGCCGAGCATATTAACAAGATGCTTCTTGTTGACAAGGCTACTGCCGCTGGAAACGACTTTGAATCTCTTGACCGTATCACTACAGGTGCATCATCCAGTGCAAACGAAGACATCTACTCAATTGACCGAAGTGCAAACTCTTGGTCTTTGGCTGAACACGATGAGAACTCCGGCACTGACCGAACTTTGTCTCTCGACCACTTGGACACTATCTTCCAAAAGTGCTGGACTCGTGGTGGCAATCCAAAGGTTATCCTCACTGGATATGACACCTTGATGCGACTTCAACAACTTCTCCAATCGCAACAGCGATTCATGGAGGAAAAGCGTATCACCCCTACCTACAACGGAGTTAAGGGTGTTCCGGGTATTGAAGCAGGTTTCATCGTTGCAACTTACAACGGCGTTCCTATCATCCCATCTAAGGATGTTCAAGCAGACACATTGAGCCGTATGTATTTCCTCGACACGGATTACCTCTACTTCTCTACTGCTATCCCAACGCAATACTTTGAGTCCGGTATCGAAACCGGCGACCCATTCGCAATCAACCGTCTTGGACAAGAAGGAATGTATCGAACTATGGGAGAACTATGGACTACTTTCTTCGGAGGACACGCTTCAATTCGTGACCTAAAGTGATGGTGATTGAGAAAAAATAAAAAAAATGGAGATGACATAATATGGCACACAGTAATTTGACAGTAACAACAACCTACTTGGACATTGCAATCGGTGGAAACACACCGGGCGCACCTCAACTTGTTCCTAATGCAAATGGAACAGTTGGCGACAACACAGCATGGCTTTCCGGCGTTGCTGATTCCAGCGATGCGACCAAGAAATACCCCGGTAATTTGGATGCTTTCCAAGCCGTGAACTCAAGCGCAAACAAACCAGTTTCCGGTCTAAGGCTAATTTCAGTTAGCCTAACTGGTGATACAGGAACAGCACATACTTTTGATGTAAACGCATACGATAGTGGACTAAGCAAAGTTTTCGCTTTGGTTTCACTTGTTAATGATACCGACACCGACGAATCATTGTTGGCGGCGGCTACCGTAGTTGCACACGAATCGGGAACAATCGCATACACTACTGCTGGAAACACCGATGTAGTGCTTTTGACCGCTATCGTTGGATGAGGTGGGCTAATTGCCTACTGTTACCTTTTTGGGTCCGTTCTATGAACGCCCAATGCGACATACAATGGGTATGTGGACTCGTGGTGTTGCAGTAGAAGTTGAGCAAATATGGCTCGATGAATGGCGACACACACTACCTGCATCACGCTTCTTGATTGAAGGTGACGAAGGTGTTACCACAGACGCAGGTAATGACGGCTTGCCCGATATAGGGTGGAGTCGCAAAGACATTCTCGCTTGGTTAAAAGAAAAAGACATCTCTACGGGTGCTGGTTATCTTACAAAGACAGCCGGACTTAAACTTGTAGAAGAATACTTGAATCCTACAATAGTTGAGGAACCTTTAAGTCAAGTCGAAGATACCACAGAAACATTAGGAGATGAACTATAATGGCCGCAAGCACAGCAACAATTGACCCCCGACCAACCGTATTTGGAGATAGACTTGTAATTACTGGTAGTTATACTGCTGGCGATACAGGCACATTATCAATTGACCTTAGTTCCCAACTTTCAAGTATTGACTGGGCGGGTAGCAACTTTTCGGGCGCACTTGTTCCTATAAGTATCACTGACACTGGTGGTGGAGGGAATATCCAAGATGTTCACTTAAACCCAGTATTCACTATAGATGGAACAACTTTGAGAGTGGGTAGCGGTTTATCCGCTTTCCCAATCATTGCTGGAACATTTATTGCAATTGGTCGCCGTTCTTGAGGTGGCTTAAATGGCATCATTAACCAAAATTGGCGTAAAGTGCTTTGGCCCTTTTTCACCTAAAGAGGTAAATGATGCGGCTACATGGGCGGCGGCGGTTGAAGACCTTATTCAAGCAGTAGCCGATTCAAGCAGTACAAGTTCTGTAATTGATACCGAAGTGTTCCCTGTATTGGGTAACATTTTTGTCATGGTGACATACCAACTCGCTTGAGGTGAGTAGGTATGGGATTCGATGTTCGTTCTCTTGACCTTAGCGACATGGTTCGCTCGGAGAAGCAAGGCGTTAAAATTGATACTGACTACGGTTCTTCGGCTGTAACGAATGAACAAAACCCACTCAAGGGTATTACATCTCAACAGCGTAACCGCAATCGTAATATCGGTGATGTGTTGAACATAGGTTCGGGTACACGCTGTACACACTGCGGCTTTCTTCATTTCCTATGGAGAGCCACATGCGCTACTTGCGATAAACCAATGGAATACAACTTAGGCGACCGTGACGAAAAGAACAGAATGTGATACTATGAAGATTTTAATTAAAGCCGTAATGCCTCACCGACAGAAAGTTCTTACTCAAGACGGCCAAGAAATGCGCCTTCAACAATGGGCGAACAAGCAAGCCGCTTCTTCTCTCCGTGATGCTGGCGGCGATGCTCAAGGTGAACAATTCTCACAGTCTCGTGATATGCTCATGAGAGATGCTGTAGAGAACCCGGACAAGCATGGACTCAAGTTTATGGGTGAGAGGCTACCCTTTGAGGGGCAAAACCTCCAAGAATCGCTTAGTGACCCTATGGACTCACCGGAGTTTAGAGAAGACATGACAGAAGACGAATCATTTTCATTGGCTGAAAAACTTGACGAGAAGGATAGAGCCGCTTCCAATTTGTTTGACAGTGAAGGTAAACTTCGTCAAACGATGCCTACCGAAGAGGAAGAAGAAAAAATGAGGCAAGAAACAGGGGAACCGTCTTTTGCTTCAAAAGAAGAGGCTATGGCCGCTACCTTTGACCCCGATGAAGAGGCTGAACACATGCGCCGTATCATGACCTCTCGCCAAGTTCCTATGCGTGATGCTTGGAGTATTCTTAAATCGTGAGGGAGGGTAATGTATGCCAATAGTATTCAGCCCCGGTGAGCCGGAAACTCGGCCTCTCAACCCCTCCGAGACTGTGTACACTACCGCCCAAAAAGTCGCTGACCTACTCGACATCGGCCCTACCGAGGCTGTTCTTGTAAGTTCCGACAGTGCAACTGACGGTGTATTTGTCACTGGCGGCGACTATCGAAGTATAGGATTCAGTGTTGGTGATACCATACTGATATACTCCGATGCTGACCCTATGGGTTTTGAAAAAGTTATTACTGCTATCACCAGTTCAGCCAGCGGTGTAAAACTGGCTTTCAGTGGCAGTATTACGGCGGCTGATTATCAAGCCGCTGACAATACATATGTGCAAAATCAAGCATCGTTTACCGATGGGCGCACTCGTGGAATGACAAAGGCCAAAGTGGACCATGTTATCCTCAAGATGCAAGACCGTATAGACAATCTCACTCGCAACGCTTGGCGACCTTATTTGGTTTCAGCCGAGTATATCAACTTCGATACCTACAAGCCATACCGACGACGATATTATACTGATTATGTCGGCACTGCACCCCTACTTTTTAGGAATATCC